GGGTGATGCGGGACAACATCCTGCCCCTGCCCTACAAGGAACCAAGCCAAGTTCTCTACACCTTGCTGGGAAATATTGTTGAGGAAGGCCGTAGGTTTGCCGCTACCGCAGATTTAAAGATCAGCGACATGTCTGGTCAGTCGCCGGTAGGAACAACGCTGGCATTGCTGGAGCGCCAACTCAAGGTGATGACCGCAGTGCAGGCTAGGGTTCATGCTGCGTTTAAACAAGAACTCAAGCTGCTGGCCCGGATTATTGCCGACTACACAGACCCCGACTATACCTATGAGCCTGAAATTGGGGACAGGAGAGCAAAGAAGGAAGACTACGACGATGTAGATGTGATTCCGGTCAGTGATCCGAATGCAGCCACCATGAGCCAGCGGGTTGTCCAGTACCAAGCTGTGATTCAGATGGCGCAGATGGCCCCGGATATCTATGACCTGCCTCAGTTGCACCGCAACATGCTGGAGGTCTTGGGGATTAAGAACGCAGAGAAATTGGTTCCCCTGCCAGACGATCAGAAACCAACAGACCCGGTGACTGAGAACATGATGATTATCAAAGGAGAGCCGGTCAAGGCGTTCTCCTATCAGGATCAGAAATCGCACATTGGCGTCCACATGGCAATGATGCAAGACCCATCAGTGACGCAATTGATTGGGCAGAACCCAAAGGCTCCTCTTATCCAAGCAGCCATGATGGCTCACATTGCAGAGCATGTTGGGTTCCAGTATCGACAACAGATTGAGCAGCAGCTAGGGATGCCGTTGCCACCGCAAGATGAGAAGCTGCCACCCGAAGTTGAGACCGCGCTATCTGGGATGATGGCTCAAGCTGCTCAACAGGTCTTGCAACAGAACCAAGCGCAGGCTGCTCAACAGCAAGCGCAACAAAATCAACAAGACCCGTTGATTCAAATGCAGCAGATGGAGCTTCAGATTAAGCAGCAGGAGTTGCAAATCAAAGCGCAAGACTCCCAAATGAAGAACCAGCTTGCCATGCAGCAGTTGCAGTCCAAGAACCAGCAGATGGCGCAACAAGCCGCCATGCAAGAGAAGAAGCTGCTTGTGGACGCCACAACACAGGCTGACAAGATCAAACTAGAGCAACAGAAAGCGCAGTTGCAGAGCCAGCTTGCCGGGTTGAAAGTTGGGGCGCAGATACAGGACAGCAAAGCAAAACTGGCAGCGCAGCAACAAGAAGCTGGGGTCAGGATGGGTATTGATGTTGCCAAGAGCAGGGCACAGGCCATGCAACAACCGAAAGCTCCAAAATGATCAAAGATTTTGTGCGGGTACTGCGCGAAAAGATTCGTACCGACATGAACAACTACGCCGATGACTTGGCTGGGGGTGCTTGTCGCAATTTTGAAGAGTACCAAAAACTCTGCGGGACTATTCAGGGTCTAGCTCTCGCAGAGCGTTATCTAATTGACCTTGCTGATAAAGCAGAAAGAGCCGATGAGTAATCTGATTCTTCCACCCGGCATTAGTTTGCCAAAAACTATCCGACCTAGGGAAAACCCTAGTGAAGATGCGTCCCAAGAAGAGAAAGCCACACAGTTGCCCGACCCCACAGGTTGGAAATTGTTGTGTGTTGTGCCTGATGTAGAGAAGACCTTTGAGAATTCCAGCATTGTCAAAGCCGATCCCTACATGCGGCAAGAAGAACACGCCACCACCGTGCTCTTTGTTGTAAAAATTGGCCCTGATGCCTACAAAGATCAGGTCAAGTTCCCCGGTGGTGCGTGGTGTAAGGCTGGAGATTTTGTTTTGGTGCGTACCTATTCCGGCACACGCTTCAAAATCTACGGCAAAGAGTTCCGTCTGCTTAATGATGACCAAGTAGACGCTGTTGTGCAAGACCCGCGAGGCTTAACTCGTGCTTGAGGAGTAGAAAATGGCTGAAAAGTTTGAATTTCCTGATGAAATTGCAGCGAAAGCTGATGAAAAAGAGTTTGAGGTTGAAATTGAGGTTGTAGATGACACCCCAGCTCAAGACAGGGGGCGACAAGCCCTTGATCGCCCCGTTGAAGACCCCACAGATGAGGAAATCAACTCATATTCGGACAAAGTAAAGGGTAGGATCAAGGAATTGACCCATGCCCGACACGACGAACGCCGTGCCAAAGAGTCCACGATCCGAGAAAAGCAAGAACTTGAGAATCTTGCCCAACAATTGCTGGATGAGAACCGGCAACTGAAGAATTACGCCAATAATGGTGCTCAACAGTACGCAGAAACCGTAAAACAGGCGGTTGGCAGTGAGCTTGAGACTGCAAGGCGTAACTACAAGGCAGCACAGGAGGCTTTTGATACTGATGCTATCATTGCGGCACAGGAAGCCCTGACAGATGCCAAGCTGAGAATGATTTCAGCAGAAAATTTTAGACCAGCCCCTTTACAAACGGCTTCAGATAATGTACAAATACGGAAATCGGAACCTGTAGCGGTAGAACCGGATGACAAAACCTTGCGCTGGCAAGCAAAAAACCAGTGGTTTGGCGCTGCGGGAAATGAAGAACTAACCAGCTTTTCACTAGGGCTGCATCAAAAACTAGTGAATTCGGGGGTAGACCCCCGCTCTGATGAGTATTTTGAACGTATTGATGCCCGGATGCGGAGCACCTTCCCAGAATCATTTGGAGGGCGTGAAGCACGAAGCACTCGACCTTCATCTGTTGTGGCCTCGGCGACTCGTTCGTCCGGGCCAAAGAAAGTTCAGCTTACAACAACGCAAATTGCGTTGGCGAAAAAGTTTGGACTGACCCCTCAACAATATGCTGTTCAAGTAGCTAAACTGGAGAATCAAAATGGCTGATGCTCGTACCCCCCGCGACCTAGTGTCACGCGATAAAAATGCAAGGTCGGTCTATGTACCGCCCTCTTCACTGCCAGAACCGACTCCTGAACCGGGGTACTCGTTCCGTTGGATTGCAACGCATGTAAACGGAACAGCGCACCACACCAATGTGTCTCGCCAAATGCGAGATGGTTGGGAGCCAGTAAAAGCAGTAGACCATCCTGAACTGATGATTGTTGGTAGTGCCAACGGCAATGTGGAAATCGGTGGACTGATGCTATGCAAACAGCCATCCGACCGCACAGAGGCCCGGAAGCATTTCTATGACAAACACGCATCTGATCAGATGGAGTCAGTGGATAATAGTTTCATGCGGAACAACGACCCTCGTATGCCCTTGTTTGCAGACCGAAAATCTACAAGCACTCGTGGACAAGGATTCGGTTCCGGTTCTAAATAAATAGGAGTTTTAAATGGCTTATCCTGTCATCGACGCCCCCTACGGGCTAAAACCGATCAATTTGATCGGAGGTCAGGTATTTGCGGGGTCAACCCGTGAGTACGCAATTATCAACAACTACGCTACGAACATCTTCTACGGTGATCTTGTGGCTTTGGTTCGCGGTAATTTGGAACGTATTTCTGTAAGTACTGGTACGCTGGGTACAGTTGCTGGCATCTTTTTGGGATGCTCGTATACCAACCCGCTGACCAAACAGAAGACGTTCTCTCAGTATTACCCAGCAAGTACTGCTGCGGGTGACATTGTTGGTATCGTTTGCGACGATCCTGACACCGTGTTCTCTGCTGTTGTTTGCTCGGCTACTACTGCTGTTGCTTCTGGCGCTCGTGCAATGATCGGCCAAAACGTGGCAATGATCAACAACACTGGCAACACTTCAACGGGCAATTCAAAGAACGCAGTTCTAGCTCCAAGCGCCACACCTGCAACGACAGATGCTCTGCCTTTGCGTGTGTTGGGTTTGAATCCAGATACTGAAGTCACTTTGGGTACTGCCACATTTACAAGCATCTCAACTGCCACCATCACTTGTAGCGCGATTCCCTCTGCGTTGCCTGTTGGTACTGATGTAGGCTCACTGGACTCTAACGGCAATTACATTGCTTCAGGCTCCTTTGTAATTACAGCAGCAACGGCTGGTGCGACGACTGTGGTTATGAATCAAGCACCCATCACTGCTTTTGGTGCAAGCTCCACGTTGGTCTTTAATCAGTTCCCAGAAGTTCTGGTCAAACTGAATTTTGGTCAGCACGAGTATTACGCAGCAACTGCAACCGCATAAGGAGCATAAATCATGGCTATTTCACGCGCACAACTACTGAAGGAACTCCTTCCCGGTCTGAATGCTTTGTTTGGTTTGGAATATTCAACCTACCAACAGGAACATAAAGAAATTTATGAGACTGAAAAATCAGAGCGTTCTTTTGAAGAAGAGACCAAGCTGTCGGGATTCTCCGCTGCACCAGTCAAGAACGAGGGTTCTGCCATTGCTTATGACAATGCACAGGAAGCGTTCACGGCTCGGTACAACCACGAGACTATCGCTCTTGGCTTCTCCATCACTGAAGAGGCTGTTGAGGACAACCTGT